CGTTTCTGAGGCTTTGTCGGGTATGACGGCGTTGTTCCGTGGTGAGTATGACCCGATTGAGAAGTTCGGTGTTGCTATGAAGCAACAAGAAGTAAACACTATTTTGGCTTCTAGGGAGATGGGCAATCTTACTGGTCAAGCATTGTTGAACGCTCAACAGCAGGTTCGTCTTGAATTGTTGTATCAGAGAACTGCTAGGGCGCAGGGTGCTTTTGCTAAGGGTGCAGGTACTTTGTTTGTTGAGCAGAAGAAACTTGAGAGTGCTTTTAAGGACTTTGAGGCTCAACTTGGTGGGAAACTGACCCCTGTTATTACTGAGTTTATGATGGCTTTACAGCCGATGCTTGAGGGTGGTGCTGGCGCTGGTTTGAACTTCTTTCAGGGTCTCGCAGACACTATGGATGCGTTGATGCCTCTGCTAAAACCTGTTGGTGACTTGTTCAACATCATTGTTGATGTTTTGGGTGATTTAATGATTGCCTTTGCACCACTGCTTGAGATTATCTCTATCAGTTTGGGTGATGCTTTGAACTTCTTGATGCCTGCGCTGGCTTTCATTGGCGAAACCTTTAGCATAATTGCCCGTGTAGTTAGTGCGGTGCTATCGCCTGTGCTTGACATTCTTGCTATTACTTTCAAAATTATTTTGGGAGTTACTAGCACTTTTATGGGAATCTTCAAGCCACTTGTTGACCCGATTATGAGTTTTATTGGTTTTGTAGTAAACGGGCTTGAGGACTTTGCTAAGGGTTTCCGCAGTGTAACAAAGATGATTGTTGATGGCCCGGAGTTCCGTGCAAAGAGTTCGATTCGTAGCATTGAAGGCCCTGACGCAATAATTCCTACAACTGGTGACGATGATGACGATAAGGGCAAAGATTACGTTGCCGATTTTTACAAAAACATTAAAGACGAGATTAAGAAACAGAACGCCCGTCTAAAACTTGAAAATCTGGGTGCTTCTGAGGCTTTGATTAGCAGCATCCTTAGCGGTGAGGGTTGGGGAACTGTTTACGCCCGTATAGTCAAGGGTGGGGCTGCTGGTGTTGCCGCTTTGCAGGCACAGTTCAATAAGACTAAGGCTGGCATTGACGAGTTGGCTAAGGTTGCTGAGGAGTCTGCTAAGGCGTTTGAGGCTATGCAACAGGCGTTGGCTGATGTTGCTGAGGAGATTGTTTCTTTCGGTAATGGCATGATGACTTTGCTGAAGTCGGTTTCGCCGTTGCCTGCTGTTACTCGTGCTTTGGGCGAGTTTGAGTCTGCGGTTGTTGAGGCTTTTGATGCTATCGCTGACAAACTTGCTAGTGCGGTTGATAACAAGTTGTTGTTCCAGTCTTCTGCTGATGATTTGATGGCTTATGCTCGTGCCACACAGACTACTTTGGCTGGTATTGCACAGCAGCGTGACGCTATCGCTCAACGCATTGCGGATGCTAATGATTTGATTGCTTCGACTAAGAACGCCGTGATGGGTTTTGCGAACATCACTTCGTTGTTGGAGTCGCAGTCTCAGACGATTGTTGAGACGACCACTTCGGTTGCTGACGGTATTCGGTTGACTTTGACTCGCACTCTTGATGTGCAGGGCATGGTTGGGGATTTGACTGGCAATTTCCAGAAGGTTTTGGATAAGACTAAGAAGTTTGCGGCTGATTTGCGTGAGTTGCGCCGTCTTGGTTTGGATAAGAACTTGTTTAAGCAGATTGTTGATGCAGGTTTGGAGTCTGGTGGGGCTACGGCTGCTGCAATTATTTCTGGTGGTGCTGACACTGTTGCCGAGTTGAATAATGTGTTTGCTGAGTTGTCTGATGTTGGTTCTATCATTGCTGAGGAAACCGCTCAGGTAATGTTTGGTGCTGGTGTTGATGTTACTAATGGTTTGATTGAGGGGTTGTTGTCGCAGGATAACGCTTTGCGTCAGGCTGCTCAGACTTTGGCTGATGCGTTTACTGCCACGTTTAATTCTCGTATGGCTGAGTCTATGGGTATTGATGCTTACAATTTGGCTGGTTTGAACCCGAACATGACTGGTGTTGAACAGCCTGCGACTGTTGGTGCTGGCGGTATTGGTGGCGGTTTGATGTTTACGGCTCAGTCTGCTGGCCCTGCAAAGATTTTCGAGGTGAACATCAACGCTGGCATGGTTACTGATAAGGCCGAACTTGGTCAGACCATTGTTGATACTATTTCTCGTTATGAGCGCACTAATGGCAGTGTTTGGGTGAGAGCCTAATGCCGATGCCTACTCGCAAGGTCGAACTTGGTTTTGATGAGAATGGCCCGGGTGCTTGGTTCACTTTGGATGACGCTACTGCTGGTGTTTTAGACAACACAGGCTATACGCTTGCTGGCGCTGTTTATTATGACGTTACTCAGTATGTGAAAAGCGTGTCTATCAACCGTGGTAAGAGCCGTGAACTTGACCGTTTCAATTCTGGTTCGTTGACGGTTCAGTTCAATAACCAAAACCGTTTCTTTGACCCGACTAATACTCTTAGCCCGTTTTTTGGTCAGATTGTGCCTCGCCGTGAGGTTCGTGTGACTGCTGGTACGGCTGTGCAGTTTTATGGGTTGGTTGATGACTGGGATTTGGATTACAACATTTCTGGTTTGTCTGATGCGACTTTGGCTGCTTTTGATGGTATGTCTGCGTTGGCTGGTCAGACTTTGACTGCTGGAACGGCTACTGTGCAGTTGTCTGGCGCTCGTATTGATACTGTGTTGAGTGATGCTGGCGTGAACTGGCCTGCCACTGAGCGCAACATTGATGCTGGTGGTCAGACTTTGCAGGCTGATGTGATTTCTGCTGGCACGAACGTGATGCAATACGTCAATGTTGTTGAACAGTCTGAGCCGGGTATTTTCTTCATTGATAAGACAGGTAAAGCCACTTATCGTGACCGCAACAGGCTATATCCGAGTTCTTCGGCTGTTCTGTTGTCTGATGATGGTACTGGTATTCAGTATGGCGACATCAAGGTGAATTATGGGTCGGAGTTGCTTTACAATCAGGCTGAAGTTAGTCGCCTGAATGGTGGTTTGGCTGTTGCTGATGATTTGACTTCTCAACGGACTTACGGTGTCAGGACTTATGTTGCTGATGGTTTGTTGATGAATACTGATGAGGCTTTGGGTCAGTTGGCTATTTATTTGGTCAATCAGTATGCCAACCCTGAGTACCGTTTTGAATCTGTGACTATTCCGTTGAATAAGTTGTCAACGTCTCAGCAGAATGATGTTTTGGGTCTTGAGATTGGCTCTATTTGCCAAATCAAGTTTCAGCCCAATAAAGTTGGGGCGGTTATCAATAAGTATGCTCAGGTCATTGGTGTTCAGAACCAGATGACCATTAGCGACCATAAGGTTACTTTGGCGTTCCAAACCATTGACACGGCTTATTTTGTGTTGGATGACCCTGCGTTTGGTTTGCTAGACTATAACTCGTTAGGTTTTTAGGAGTATTTCATGGCTGGTGCTGGTTGGCGCACATTTAGTGCGGGTGCGGTTCTTACTGCTGCTCAGGTACAAACTTATTTGCAAGACCAAGCGGTTCAGGTCTATGCGACTACGGCGGCTCGCACGACTGCGCTTGGTACTGCTGTTAGTGCAGGTATGATTTCGTACATCACCACTGGTCAGCAGTTGGAGTATTACAACGGTTCGGCTTGGACTGGGTTGAACTATACGACTGTTGCTGCTTCAACAGTTTCTGCTTACACGGTTACTTCAAACGACCACAACAAAACATTTTTGTCTTCTTCGGCTTCGGCTCAGACCATTGTTGTGCCTGATGTGTTTGAGATTGGTGAGCGTTTTGATGTTGTGCGTGACGGTGCTGGCACTGTAAGCATTTCGGCTGGTACTGGTGTGACTACTTGGGCTGGTGCTGGTACGGCTGGTACTGCTAAGTCGTTTGCGATGGGTACACAGTATTCGGCGGCTTCGGTTATCAAGGTTGCGGCTAACTCGTACCGTGTTATTGGTGCGGTGGCCTAATGTCACTTCTTCCACTGGGCTTGCTCAGTCAAGGCGGTGGTGCTAGCGGTGCGATTGGTTTTCAACTTATTTCAACCAGCCTGATTTCAACAACAACAGCGTCAGTTACTTTTAGTGCAATTCCTTCTACTTTTAAGCATTTGCAGTTGCGTATTGTAGGTCGCAATACTGATGCCGCTACTTTTCGTAGTTTGACGCTGCGTTTGAATGGCGACACTGGCTCAAATTATGGGTATCAGTCAATGCGTGGTCAAAACACAACAATTTCATCGGCTGCGCCGGGCGCTTATCAAACTTCACTTTTGATTGGTGAAACACCCGGTGCTGGCTCTGCGGCTAATGGATTTGGCTCATTGTTTGTTGATTTGATTGACTATGCCAACACAACAAAAATCAAAACAACAAAAACTATGGGTGGTAACGCTGCAACAAATGATGTCATTGCTTTTAACGGAACATGGAATAGCACTGCTGCTATTACTTCAATTTTGGTCAGCGATGCCGTAACTTCAACATCGTTTGCTGCTGGCACTCGCATCTCACTTTATGGCAGGGGTAACTAATGTCTTTTACCGCTTTGGGCAACATCACGCTTACTAGCGCACAAACAACAATTACTCTTTCCAGCATCAGTCAGGCTTATCGTGACTTGTATTTGGTCGTGACTATTGCTGGGCTTGGGTCAGGTGGTTCACCGCTACTTAGAGCCAATAACGATGCAGGGCTAAACTACACAGGCACTGTTTTAAGGGCTAATGGTACAGTTGCAAATGGTGTAAACCTTACAACTTACAACTATGGTGCAACGTTAGGAATTTATGTCGCTAACAGTGGCAGCAACGACACTTTTTTTGATGTTTGGATGCCTGATTATGCAACTACTGATAAACATAAGAACATGATGATTAGGGCTAATGGCGCAAGTTCGGGTGTTGAAATGCAAATAACTAAATGGAATAACACCAGCGCAGTTACTTCTTTGGTTCTCACTTTCGGTAGCGGTCAAACTTGGGGTATTGGCACAACTGTTGCGCTTTACGGGGTGACTGCATAATGTATGGCACTTTGATTGCATCGACAACTGTTGGTGCTGGTGGCAGTTCGAGCATTGACTTTACTTCGATTCCGCAAACTTACACTGATTTGTTTGTTATTTTGTCTGCTCGCTTTTCTTCACAAGGTAACTCGAGGCTCAACCTAAATTCATCTGGCTCTGGCTTTTCTTCAAGGTCTGTTTACAGTTTTGCTACTAATGCGCCGCTTTCTTACACAGACACTGTTGGGCTTGGGCGCTCTACAAGCGACTCAGGCGACCAGACTAACAACTTTGGCGCTAATCAGTTGCATTTGCCAAATTATCGTAGTGGCGTATCTAAGCCATTTTCCGCCGATGCTTTTGCGGCCAATTACAATGGCGGTTACATTGTTTTGACTGGTGGAGTTTGGGCGAACAATGCGGCGATTACCAGCCTGAGTTTGTTGCCGCCAACTAGCACTACTTTTCTTCAAAACACAACCGCATATCTTTACGGCGTATTGGTAGGCACTGGCGGCGCAACAGTCACTAGCGCATAACATCTAGCAAAGGAATAAAAATGGCTTTAACTAAAATTGTTGTAAATTGCGAAACAGGCATTTCTGAAGTTATTGAATTGACGGCTGAAGAAATTGCCCAACTTGAGGCTGACAAGGTTCAGGCAGAATTAGATGATGCTGCTCGTGAAGTTGAGGCTGCCCGTATTGCTGCGCTGAAGGATTCGGCTAAGGCAAAACTTGTTGCTGGTACTAAGTTGACGGCTGAAGAAGCAGCACTAATCATAGGATAAACTAGACCTGTAAACGTACCGATTCTGCGCTCGGTTTTTATAGAAAGACCAAATTGTGGATTCAGGAAACGACAAGATTCTTATTCAGTTAGTGCGTGACATTGCCGAGGTTAAGGCGATGGTTCAGAACTATGCGGACATTGAATTGCGTGTGCGTGAACTTGAGAAGGCTCGTTGGAAGTCTGCGTGGATTACTGGGTTGTTGTCTGCTGCTGTGTCTAGTTCTGCTGTTGCAATAATTATCCGATTGGTTGTGATGTGATGTCGTGCGTTTATGAACCGTTGCGTATGAAGACTCGTGAGCGCCGTGACGAGTTGGGTAAGGCAACCATTGGTGATACTGGTAAGCCTCGTAAACGCCCTCACCGTGGCAATGACTGGGGCGACAGGACTGGTTCGGCTGGTAAGGACTTTTATGCTGTTCATGCTGGCAAGGTTGTTAAGGTTTTGAAGACTGGTGAACTTGGTCACAGCCTGATTGTTGAGCGTATGGGTTGTGTGAACCCTAAGTGCAAAGGGCGTTTCGATGAGTACAACCACAGCAACCAGCCGACCAAGTTGAAGGTTGGCGACATGGTGACTCACAACACTGTGCTGAATCAGATGGGTGACATGGGGTCGCCGGGTGCAAACCACTTGCACATGAGTTCGGCTTTTGCCCCTGTGCCTCACGAATCGCCTGTTCCTAAACTTGTGGACTTGTTCAAAGACATTGATGCCGCTACTGCCGTTCGCCGTGCTGAGAAGGCTGCTGCCTCTGCACCACTTATTCAGAATCCAGAGGGTCAGTAATGGCTAAGAGTATAAAAACCCGTGTAAAAGCCATCAGTGCCGTTGTGGGTGCTGTTGTGTGGCGTGGCTTTGGTCTGTTCCTGTTTATTGCTGGTGGCGCTGCTGGTACTGGTGCGATTGTGACTGGTTCGTGGGTTGATGGTGTTGTGATTGCTTGGGCAACGTTAATGTTGGGTGTGATTGGGGCTATTGGTTATGCGATTGCTACTACTGGTGAGGCGACTCCCGATGTTGTTGCTAAAGCGTCTCAGGATGCGGTGCAGAAAGCGTCTGACAGGGCTTCTAAGTAGTTTTATTCGCCGTTTGTTGACGTTTCAGGCGTGGTTTTTGTTACGCTGATTTGTTGTTTTGGAAGAAGTCAATTCCGCCGTAGATGCCGTATTGGGCGTTGGATAGTATCCCAAATTCTCGGCATTGTTGTTTGAGTGGGCAGTCGTCACAGATGGCTTTGGCTACTTTGCGTGCCATGCGTTGCATTTCTTGTGATTCGTAGTCTTCTGGGTAGAAAAGTTCTGGGTTTTCTTCACAGGGTGTGCCACCGTTATCAGATTGTAATTCTAATAGTCGAAATCTTGCGTTTTCTATTAGTTTTTGTCGGCGGTCTGTCATAGGGTTATCTTACTTCGAGAAAGGGAGTTTGTATGCCTAAATTGTTGGGTAATTTCGAGTCTGGTTCGGCTGAGTGGTTGGCGTTGCGTGAGGGTGATGCTGTCGTTACGGGTACTTTGGTTGGTCAGATTTGTGGTGTGAATCCGTGGGAGTCTGCGTTCACTGCGTGGGCTAAGGCGACTGGTCGTATTCCTAATGAGGTGAAACCGTCTTTGGCTATGCGTTTTGGTCAGGTGTTTGAGGCTGGTGTTCGTCAGGTTTGGTTGGAGCAGAACCCTGATTACAAGGTGCAGGATTCGGTTGGTACTTGGGCTGCTGATGTGCATGACTGGGCTAGGGCTAATCCTGATGGGTTGCTGACTTGGCCTGATGGTACGAAGGGGATTCTTGAGATTAAGACTTCTCGTTTTCCGTTTGATGAGTTGCCGTTGCATTACAAGTATCAGGTGCTTTGGTATTGCTATGTGATGGGTTTGACTAAGGGCAAGGTTGTTGCGTTGTTTGCTGGCAGCGAGTTGAAAGAGTTTGATGTCGAGTTTGACCCTTACGAGTTCTCGGCGATGATGGTTGCTGTTATGCGTTGGCGTGAGTGTGTGCTGAAGGACTCTAAGCCTGAGTGGGATGGGTCAGATTCGACTTATCAGACTGTGCGTGATTTGTCGCCTCGTGACGTGTTGGATGAGCCTGTTGAGTTGGGTGAGTTGGGTATTCATTTGCAGAACGCCCAGAATGATGCGGATAAGGCTTACGCTCATTTGCAGATGTTAAAGTCTATGGCTTTGGACAATCTTGGTTCGGCGGGTCGTGGAGTTGTAAATGTCGGTGGTGAGGAGTATGTTGTTTGTACCCGTTCCGTAAATAAGAATGGGGTTGTTTCGTTGACTGTTAAGAAAGGGAAAAATGTCTGAAGAAAAGAAGCCGTCTGTGTTTGAGATGCAGATGGAGATTAACCAGTTGCTCAGTGACCGCTTGGATTTGATTGTGAAGTGGAACTCTGAGTTGAACACGATTGTGAAAACTTTGTCGGAGCGTTTGGTTGCTCTTGAGGGTGATTGCGCTTGCAAGAAGGGTGAGATGTAATGGCTCGTTTTGATTTGTCGAAGTATGCGACTGTTGCTGAGAGAATCCAGTTGCTTTATGCGGAGTATCCTGACGCTCGAATCATTACCGAGAACAAGACGACTTTGCAGGACAGGGCTGTTTCAACTTGGGTTGTCAAGGCTAGTTTGTATTTGTCGGGTGAAGACCAAGCAGAGGGTTTGGTGAAGGCGACAGGTCACGCTTTTGAGGTGGATGGTGGTTCTGGTGCAAACCAGACTAGCGCCCTCGAAAACGCCGAGAGTTCGGCGGTGGGCAGGTGTCTCGCTTTGGCTGGCTGGTCTGCAAACAAGGACAGCAATTCTTTGGCTTCGGCTGAGGAAATGCGTAAGGTTGAGCGTGGTGTGACCCCAGTTGGTCGTAATTGGTTGGGCGAGGCTGAGGCTTTGGGTCTTGCTTACAACGTGGATGGTTTGCTGGCGTTGTATCAGGATGCGGTGGCTGCTCGTGTGCCTGCCGATGTGTTGGCGCAGATTAAAGATTATGGCACTGCCGCCAGAGGATAAACGGATTCTTTTGGCTTCTGTGATTGAGTTGCAGGAGTGCATCAATGATGTTTATTCAAAATTTGGAACTAACGAGTTGTTCATTAGTTTGGTTAATTTGATTGAGGAAAGGGTTGTGAAATTAAATGACGAAGATACTTACCCCAGACATGGTGATTCAGGAACTGCAACGCCTAATTGGTGAGTCGGCTAAAGCGCCTGCCGCTATTTATGATGCGGAGTGCAAGTTGGCTGATTGCGAGTATGAGTATGACCGCATCTACCACACGACTATTTTGAACACTGAGGGTGCGATTGCGGTTCGTGAGGCTTATGCGAAGTTGGATGCTGCTGAGGCTCGGTTGGCTGCTGACTTGGCTAAGGCTGAGTTGAACCGTATTCGCAATAAGACTAAGCAGTTGACGGATGCTGGTATGTTGACGGCGACTATGGCGAAACAGGTTGAACTAACCTATAAGCATGGCAATTAGCGAATCTTGTTCTTGTGGGGCTTCTATCGAGTTGGATAGGGCTGATGAGTTGACGTTGCTTTATGAGTGGCGTAAAACGCACAGGTGTAAGGGTCAGGATTCTGCCGAGTTTTTTAGTTCGGCTGCTCCAAGTATTGAGACTGCCCCAGATTTCACTGACAAGAATTTGCACATTGGTTTTAGGGGTTCTGAGTTTGATGAATAAAGGGAAAAAATGCTCGATGAGAAGTTCTACATAGAACGCATCACGAATCAAATGGCAATGGAAGTTGTTGTTGCTAATCACTATTTGCATCGCAGAGCGCCGTGTAGTTGGGCGTTTGGGATGTTTGACAAATCCAATCATCAGTTGGTTGGTGTTGTGGTTTATGGTGTTTCTGCGTCTTCGACTTTGTTGCGAGGTATTTGTGGTGATGATGAGGCAAAGAATGTTTACGAGTTGACTCGTTTGTGGATTGACGATGATGTGCCTAAGAATGGCGAGTCTTGGCTGATTGCTAACACGATGGGTAAGACGGACAGGGAAATCATTGTCAGTTATGCTGACAGTTCACAGAACCATGTGGGTGTGGTTTATCAGGCTGCGAACTTTATTTACACGGGTTTGTCGTCTAAGTTCAAAGACCCGAAGGTTCGTGGGTTAGAGCATCAGCATCACGCTACTTATGCAAATGGTATGACCAACAAAGAGGTTGTCGAGAAGTTTGGTGACCGTGTGTATTTTGTCGAAAGACCACGCAAGCACAGGTATGTTTATTTTGCAACTTCTAAGAGTCGGCGTAAGGTTTTGATGGGTAAGTTGCGTTATCCTGTTTTGCCGTATCCGAAAGCAGCAAGTGAATAAGAAACAGTTTCAGAAATTTCTTGACCGTGATAAGGGGTGTTGGCATTGTGGCACTACTGATGAGACGCTTGTTCCTCAGCATCGCAGTAATCGGGGGATGGGTGGTGGTGGCTCTGATGACCCTAGCAATGTCATTGTTTTGTGTGCTGTTGCTAATGGTTTGTTGGAGTCGGATTCGGCTTTTGCGGCTGTGGGGCGTTCTAACGGGTGGAAGTTGAGTAGGTGGGGTGATTCCCTATCTGAGCCTGTGTTTGACGCTTACAGGGGCGTGTGGGCGTTTTTGGACAATAATTTTGGGCGTTGGGATACGCACAATCTGAAATAACTAGAAAGAAAAGGGAAATTATGAGTATCGAAGCAATGAATTTGGTTCTAAATCACTCGAAAGCGACAGGCCGAGCAAAACTTGTTTTGTTGGGTATTGCGAACCATTTTGGTGATAACGGCGCTTGGCCTAGCATCGAGACTTTGGCTCGTTACGCTAACGCATCCGAAAGGTCTGTGAAGCGTGACATTCAGGAACTTGTAGACCTCGGTGAACTGACTGTGGATGTGAACGCTGCCCCGATGAAGTCGCAATACAAGACGAATTTGTATTGGATAAATGTTGAGGCAGGGGTGACAACTCAGGTAAGCAGGGGTGACAGTTCAGGTAAATCAGGGGTGACACCTGTTGGCACGCAAACCATCATTAAGAACCATAAAGAATCAGATACTAGACCGACACGAATTTCTGAAGATTTTTCGGTTAGTCGTGAGATGCGAAACTGGGCTGCTTTGAACCACCCAGATGTTGACATTGACAAGGCGACTTTGAACTTTGTGGATTATTGGTTGACAAAACCGAAGAACAACACGAAACTCGATTGGAACAGGACTTGGCAGACGTGGATTCGCAACACACGCCCAGAAATCAAAAAGGGCAACAGGGTTGCTGAGAACAAGTCGGTGCTAGATGAGTTTAGGAAGCGTTATGGAAGCAACTAACACGGCAAGCATTTTAGAGTTTCTGTCGTTGACTGATAACCGCAAAATCACTCAGGAAAACATTTTGGCTTGGCATCAACTCATCGGTCATCTGAACTTTGATGTGGCTCGTGAGGCCGCTCACTTGGCGAAGCAGGATGACAAGATTGACTGGGTTGAGCCTAAACACATTCTGGCTAAGGCAAGGGTTGTTGCTGACCGCTTAGACACTGAGGCTCGCAGGAAACAGTCGCTTGATAAGCCAGAGCCTTTTGTTGGTTCGCCTATACCGCTGTGCAGGCATGGGGAAAGAATTGTTTTTTGTCAGCCGTGTTGTGTTGAATTGGCAAAGAAAAAGCGTTAGTGTGTGGTTGTGGATGAAAACCAAGTGCTTTGTTTCAGGTGCGGATTTGTTTGGGCTGTTGCCCCAAAGAAGCGCCGTGACAGGATGCTTTGTCAGTCGTGTCGGGCTAAACCTGCCACAACAATCCAGTATGGTAAAACTCGTTGTATTAGTTGGCATGGACTTTATGCGGCTGATGGTGTGACCCCGATGCTGGATGGTGAACCATTCATGCCGGGTGAACGCACTTGTGGCCACGCAGATTGTGTGGCTTCAGGTCATCAGGTAAACCGATTATCGGCGGCTACCGATAAAACTAAAAATGAAAGGGTCTGAAAATGGCTAAAATTCTGTTGGAATCCGTGAAAGTTGATAAGGCTGGAAACGGTCACTTTACCGCTATCGAGGAATACACTCGCAACGATGGCTCGATTGGTAAAACCTTCTTTAAGGTTTGGTCAACTGCCGCTGTTGAGGTTGGCGACTTGGTGAAGGTCACTGGCATTATGTCTGCGAAACCTTCTGTTGATTTCTTGACTGGTTTGGAACGCAAGTGGACTGATAGGGCTGGCAAGGAACACACCTCGATTGAGGTTCATGTCAACGAGGCTCAGGCCACCAAGTTGTCGGGAAATGACCCGTTCTAATGGCTAAGGTTCTCGCTACTGTCATCCAGTTGTGGTCTTGCTACCTTTTTTGGTTGGTGGGCGAAACTGAGCAGTTCTCAGGTTTCGTTCGTGTGTCTGCGATTATGTTGATGGTTCTGTTTGCTTTTGCAACGGTTAACGTGTGGGTAAAGAAATAACGCACGGCGAGGAACGCAAAAGCATCACGCTTTTCGTTGAGGGGCGACCTGCGCCACAAGGCTCTAAGAGTTATCGTGGCAATGGTCGTTTCTCTGAAGCGTCTAAGTATTTACCTGCTTGGCGTAGCGCAATCGTGTTGGCTGCTAAACAAGAGTTTTTGCGGTCAGAGTCGGTTGCGATGTTTGACTCACCAGTTAGAGTGAGCATTACTTTTTACATTCAGAAACCGCAGCGACCTAAGTGGGTGTATCCGGCCTCTGCACCGGATATTTGACAAGTTGACAAGGGCAGTTTTTGACTCATTGACTCAGGCTAAAGTTTGGGTTGATGACGCTTTGGTTGTTGAGTTGTTTGCCCGTGAGGTTTGGACTGGGGAAACAACCGACACCCGCCCTGTGAGTGGCGCAACCATCACCGTTGAGGCTTTGTAACAGTTTGATAACGGGGCGTGTCGTAGCCTTGATTCTCACTCTCAAAACGAATAATCTTTTGCTGTGACCGAGATACGGTTACGGAAAGGGAATTATGGCTGTTGCAAGAAAAACTGACCCAACAACCTCACACGAGGCTGCGGAGTCTGTCGTTGAAGTATCGGACACTCAATACAAGATTTGGTCGTTGTTGCGTAGACCGCTAACTGACGAGCAGTTGGTTGAGGCGTTCCGTGGCAAGGGATGGATGGGTACTGATTCAGGTATCCGCTCTCGCCGCAAAGATTTGGTTGATTTGGGTGTTGTGGTTGTGAAGTCTTACGCAACTACTCGTGCAGGTCGCAAGTGCATCGTTTGGGGTCGTGATGCGTAAGTGCGAGATTGACGGTTGCACTAATCAGCACCGTGCCAGAGGGTTCTGCATTGTTCACTACAACAACTGGGTTCGTTATGAATCTGGTGCAGGCAAGTTTGAGACTAAGTTTCGTGCTGCCGAGCGTGAGCGCATCATTGGTTTGTTGGAGCAGGCTTTGGCGAACCACACTAAGGTTTTGGAGTTGCGACCTACACGCTCTGATGGCGATGTTCGTCACACGATTTGTCGCAGTTATCAAGAGGCGATTGATTTGGTCAGGAACAACTAATGGCTAGTCCTTACACTTTGTTAATGACTGAAGACCAAGAGATTGCTTACGATGCTGGTTTGATTGATGGGCGTGATGCCGAGCGTAAACGCATAGTTGATTTGGTTGAGGGTCTGTTTGCTAAATCAGTTCTGCCGGGTTACCAAACTGCGGTTGCGGATGCTGTTGCTCTTATCAAGGGGGAGAAAAAGTGACTGACAGGACACCAATCTTCACAGGCATTTACGATGCCACCGCTGCTGCCCACAAGAACGGCAAAATGCTAGGCAAACTAGAAATGAAAAAAGAAATCCTAGACCTACTCAAAGACCGCAAACGCATTGATGAGGCGTTACTGAAAAAGATTGAGGAAATGAAATGCCACTAGACATGGACAAAGAAGAACTGACTATCAGCATGGCTGAGTTCCTGAACCAGATGAACACGGCAGTAGATAACGGCAAAATCGTTGGCGGTATTGCCGAGCGTGAGAAGATTGCTAACTGGTTACAGGATGTTCTGCGCCACCCGAACAAGCCAACATCCAAATGGATTATTGACCGTATCCGGGCTGGCGTTGATGGCGAAGCATAGGGGCGAACCAAGACGAGTGCCGTTCCGCTGGCGTTTAGCCTTAGCGAACAACTGGCTACTGTTTTTCAGCCCAAGACCTGTTTCAAAACGTTACAAAACACTTAGGAGTTTCATTGCCAGATTTCACTAAAAACTATAAACTGTTGTCTGAGGCAGCAAACCTGTTGTCTGACAAGAATCTGGTCTGGGATAAAGACTTTGAGATTGTTAGGAAACCATTGGCTGTTTGGTTAGTGAACGAGGCACGTCAGGCTCATGTGGCAGACCCACAGGCTATTAGAATCGCTAAAGCACTTACAAGGGAGTAGAGATGTTAGAAGGGTTGACACCACCTGTCAGACAGTTCAGTTGCAAAGCAAAAACTGTGCTGAACGGCTTGGATAGCAAAGACCAGAAGGTTTTGGAGCAGGCTCTTTTGTCGCCTGATGTTTGGGGCGCAAGGACACTCTCGACAGAACTGAAAAAGCGTGGGTTGTTGTTGTCTGACAACGCCATCTCAAATCACCGTAAAAAAACCTGCGCTTGCTTTAGAGTTAACTGATGCTAGAAGACTTGAAACCGACCACGAAGATTAAACCGCCAGTAGGTTTTGAACCTGCTCTTGAGTTTGACGGCACTAACGGTGAGGCCACACTACCTGCCCTGTCAGATGACGAGAAGCCCGACTTTGAACAGTTCCTTATCGAAGCAGGTTTCGACCCTGCCCAGTATGAGATTGTGGGCGTGCCACGCACAAGCCGTTGGCAGGTTGCCAGACCGTTCCCGTTAGACCCTCAGTGGTTGACTTCTTACAAGTTTCGGTTTCAGAAACGCCACGCAGCGCATCTGGACTTGCCTACGCTTTACGCTCAGGTCAAGAAAACAAAGAAACCTGTTCGCAAGCCTGTAACATCTGACAAAGTGTTTGTCGCTTGCTTGGCTGACTTTCAGGTTGGTAAGACAGACCAGCGTGGGGGAACTCCTGAACTGATTGAACGCATCCACGCTTCTTATGCTTTGATTGAGCAGCATTTGAAGAAGAACAAGTATGAACGCATTTATGCGATTGACTTGGGCGACATCATCGAGGGGTTCGAGAACGCCGCCAATCTCCAACAGTTGCAGGGCAACGACCTGAGCATCATGCAACAGGTTGATTTGGCTTGTGCGCTTATCTGGGATTTCTTGAAGATGGCAAGCAAGTATGCTCCTATCACTTACGCATCTATCGGCTCTAATCACTGCCAGTGGCGTGTAAGCAAACAGGCTGTCGGCAAGCCGGGTGTGGATGACTGGGGCATTGTGATTCTGCAACAGGTTCGCCGTCTTGCTGTCGAGGTTGGGTTAGATGTTGATTTTCTTATCCCGCAACCGCAGGATGAGTCGTTGGCATTTGACGCTTTTGGTGACGGTTTCCATGTTGTCGGTATTGCTCACGGTCACCAGTTCAACCGCCCTGAGAACGCTGTGACTTGGTGGCGTGGGTCAACATTTGGTCATCAGCCTGTTGCAGCAGCCTCACTGCTTTTGACTGGACATTTTCATCACCTGCGAGTGGTTGAGGTGGGTGAGTCTCACAACGGTGGCAGTCGCTACTGGGTTCAGGCCACAACATCAGACAGCGGGTCGTCTTGGTTTAGGCGTGTTTCGGGCGAAGACTCGAAGACTGGCATCACCTGTTTGGAACTCCAAAAGGGTGTTCATTTTGGTGGAACTGTAATAAGATTTTAGAAGATTCCTTATCAGACTACGCATCTGGTAAGGAGTTGGGGTAGGAATGGTGTTGATTAGTTTGTAGAACCTCAAGTGGGAACAACTAAGACCAGAGTTCGATTCTCTGCTACTCCACGATAAAAGAAAAGGGAAAGATGTATTGCACAAGTTGTTTTAATCCGATTGATGCACAAACTTTGCGGATGAGACGTGGCAAGGCTGCCGAGAGAACCGATTGCGGAGACTGCGCTACTGCGCTTCGCATCAAAACAAAGTATGGAGTGTGTTTCAGTCATGTGGGCGAATACGATGAGAACGAGATTCCGATTGGTCGCACTGGTCAACCTATTCTTGCTGGTGTTCGTAAATGTGGTAACAGTGATTGCATTAATCCTGAGCATTGTGTTAGCGAACGTCTCTTAGAGCGTTTTGACATTAGTTATCGCACGGGCAAGAAACTGTCTGCTGCCGAGTTTTATCAGGTTTTAGAAAGGGAACGCCCATGATTGAGTTGGCTAACGCAAAAGTATTTTTTGGTTCAAACCTTGATGTGTTGCCTACGCTGCCCGATAACTCGGTTGACAGCATTGTGACTGACCCACCTTATGAACTTGGGTTTATGGGCAAGAAGTGGGATAGCAGCGGTATTGCCTACTCGGTTAAGTTGTGGCAGGAGTGTTTAAGGGTTCTCAAGCCGGGTGGTCATTTATTGTCTTTTGGTGGTACACGCACTTTTCACCGCATGGCTGTTGCGATTGAGGATGCTGGTTTTGAGGTGCGTGACAGCATTGCTTGGTTGTATGGGTCAGGTTTTCCTAAGTCGTTGGATGTGAGCAAGGCGATTGATAAGGCTGCTGGCGCAAAGCGAGAAGTTATTGGCCAGCGTTTCGATGGCATGAGCGAAACTGCTATGAAACCTGATAAAGGCTGGAACGCTAATTCAATGGGTGCGACTGTGGACATTACTGCACCAGCCACAGATGAAGCAAAGAAGTGGGCTGGTTGGGGAACAGCGTTGAAACCTGCGTTTGAACCTGTTGTTGTTGCTCGTAAGCCGTTGGTGGGAACTGTAGCGGCGAATGTGTTGGAGTGGGGTGTTGGTGGGTTGAACATTGACGGCTCACGCATTGGCACGACAGATAAGTTTGGTGGCGGTGCTAAGGGCAAGTCTGGTTTTGCTGCTGGCTATGATGGCGATGGTTGGACTGCTGGCAGTGAGCAGGGTCGTTGGCCTGCGAACATTATTCTTGATGAATACACGGCAGGGCTACTAGACGAACAAAGCGAAGATGCAAGCCGTTTTTTTTATGTATCTAAAGCCAACAAGAAAGACCGCAACGATGGACTAAGCCACCTAGAAATTAAACGCCCAGACACACGCACATCAACAGGCATGGGAACATTTGAAGAAAAAGGCGTTCAACCACAACGCAACTTCCACCCAACTGTAAAACCAACATCACTAATGGAATATTTGGTCAAACTTGTAACACCACCAAACGGCACAGTCCTAGACCCGTTCACAGGCTCAGGCTCGACAGGTAAAGCAGCGTTGCTAAACGGCTACAAATTTATCGGCATAGAATTGACCGCAGAATACCTGCCTATCATTGAGGGAAGACTGAAACACGCAGCAGAAACCTATAAGCAGCGTTCGACAGAAGAAGAAGAAAAAGAAAAGGAAACATTGTTTTGACGGCTAAAGAGTTGTTGGCTGCTTTGCAGGCTTACTATGTTGAGTTGTATCAGTTGGGTGCTGACCGTGAGGCTGTTGCTATTAAGCAGTTCATCGAGAAGTTGGACAAGTAGCCTTGCCTCTTTACGAGTATTTGTGTGAGCAAGGCCACAAGATGACTGAGGTTCGCTCTATTCATGCCCCTGACCCTGATGAGGTCAAGTGCCCTGAGTGTGAAACGCCTATGCGTCAGGTCGTTGGTTCGGTTGCTGTGTCGTTCAAGGGTTCTGGTTTTTACACGACTGATAAACGCTGATGGGTCGTTTCCGTAAACCGTGCCTTGACTGTGGCGAACTGACCGATGGCGGTAACAGGTGTGAGGTTCATCAGCGCCGTGTTGACGAGTTGGCTGAGATGCGTAGGGCTTTGATAAAGAAAACTTTGAACACTTATGGTGGCGACTATAAGCGCCGTGCGAAGCAGGTTCGTGATACTGCTGTTGTGTGTCATTTGTGTGGTGAGGGCGCTCGTGTTGGTGACCCGTGGCAGGCTGACCATTTGGTTGCTGGCGATTCGAGTAGTCCGTTGGCTGCTGCTCATGGTTCGTGTAATCGTAGGCGTGGCAATAAGCCGTTGTAAAAATTTGGTTCGGCGCATATATAGGCAAAATTTGGTTGAGGCCATATAAGCAAAATTTGGTCAGCGCCCTATAAAGCAAAAATCCAGTTGAACGCCTATATAGAGATTTTGACGCTCTGGTTGGTCTTACCATAACGCTGCCCGTTATTAGTTGCCCGTTATCAATTCGTTATGAAAAATGTTTGCGAAATGCGTAATGTTTTTGCTTTTTCTGTGTTATCTTTTTGAGAGTGTCAAGAGTTGGCACGATGAAAGGGAAAAAATGGCAACAATCAAGGCAGACCTATCGCCTGAACTCAAAGAGAAATATGCTTACGCCCTAGCGCAAAAACTAGAAGACGGCGGCAAGTTGCTTATCAGTATTACTCATTGCTCAAAATCAAATATGTCTTACCGCTATAAAGTGAGCGTTGCTTATAGCGCAAACGGGCAAACAAAAATCGAAGACCTAAATTATTGGCTGGCAGCGTGCTGGGGCGAAACCTTATATCAGGGCGCTTTTAATGAACTAAAAGGTCACGGCTTAGGGATTGACCGCTATTTTTGGGCAGCCTACAATATCGGGCTAACGCTCAAAGAATACGACCTTATCGAAGACCCGTATGAAATCGCAAACCGCAGAACCTATCAGGAAATCTAAGAAAGAGAGAAAAAATGACAAAATACACCATCGAAATAACCGCCCGCTATGAAATCGAGAGCGATGACATTGACGAAGTGCGCCTAAATTACGACACGCCGACACTTGAATATTGCGAAAGCATAAAGGGCGAACCCGAATTTCTAGACGGCACTTTTTCTTTTGAAGAGGGTTGGGCTGACTAATGGCATTTACTGAAACTAAAACACTTACCGCCTTTCTTGGGCAAGGTGTAAGCGCAACATTCACTAACCGAATTAGCGCCCCATCGCACGGCTACTATCTGGAAATTATCTGGGCGAATGGTGAGAGTGCGCTTGATTATGGCATTGAGATTGATGCCGACAGCGCCCGCTCACTTATCGAAGCCCTGAAAATTGTTATCGCAGAAAGTGAGGAAAAATAAAATGGCAAAACAAGAAGTCCAAGCCCAGAAAACTTTTTGGGTTAGAGCAAACATTGAAGCGCAAACCGAAACCGAAGCGTTGGAACTTGTAGACGCTTTTGATATTGACTGGCAAGAAGTCCAAGATAGCGAGAGATTTACGGGCGCTTTTTGGACAGAAGAAACGGGGGTTTTATATGACCCCGTGAGCGAAGTGCCAAGACTAAGGGCGATTATTAAGCGCCTTAAAGATGAGTTTGATATCGAAGCAGATTGGGCGCACTAATGACATCTTGGAAATACACGCCAGAATTGGACATATCTTTTCAGCATTGCGAGCGACCTGCTCATTGGCAAGGCGAGGAAGTTGTTTGCTCAAAATGTCAACAAGTAATGCCTGAAAGCGTTTTCACTTGTGAGCATTGTGGCGACGGGCTGGCAACCGAAACCCTAGAAACAACGGGTGAAAAAGTCTGCCCTGATTGTGTCGAATTTTTAGACCCTGAACGATGGCGCTCTTGGGGTGAAATGGCAGACCTAACACACGTTAGCCAAGTCAGGATTTTTGGCTGGTGTGCTTGCGAGGATAGCAGCGCACCTTATGACGATTGCCCCAAAACAGAAAGTAAAGAAAAATGAAAACAGCATTTAAAAAAACAAGCGAAATAGACGGAACTCATTTAGTCGGCTATGTCGAAACTACTTTTGACGAGTTGGTTAAGACATTCGGTGAACCGCATCACACCGAAAGCGATGACGGAAAGATAACAGCGGAGTGGGGTTTGGAATTTCCAGACGGCACGATTGCCACAATTTACGACTGGAAAGAAGAAGAAACACCGCTAGGGAAATACGACTGGCACATTGGCGGGCGCACTGATTATGCGGTTGTCTTTGTCAAACTTGCGCTACTAGAAAAGAAAGAAAAGGGAAAATGAAATTCACAGAAAAAATGCTTCAAATGGTTTTAGATTGTGAAACCGCTAACGAAAAAGACGAAACATTAGAGCATTTTATGATTGACGAACACGAATTCAACATTTCAAATGGTGATTTGTGCGATGTTTGCGGCCTTTGCGCTTGCGAACTTGGTCAGTCAACTAAGTGCGGTTTAGAGAAGTAGAAAAGGAAAAGGGAAAATGTTAGAGACCTGCGAGAAAGAGACCGCAATAATGAGCAAATGTTCTTGCGCTAATCAAAATGAGACAGCCGAAGAAGTCGCCGAATACATCGCACATATTTACTTTACAAAAAGCGACAAAATCTTTAATGACCTTATGGAATTTATCGCAGACGGAAAGTTTACGGGCAGTTATTCGAGATGCGCCGATTGTAGAGCGGCTAATAATGGCGGACATTAGTGAAAATTCGGTTAGCCCCGTTAAACCGCAAAATTCGGTTCGAGACATTAGGGCGCAAAATCTGGTCAGGCCGATAAAGCGACCCGCTACCCGACACCCGATTTACGACAGCCCGAAACCGACCCCGCCTAATGCGCTGATAATAATTCTGGGCATCGTGTTTTGGCCTATCGCTCTTGCCTTTCTCATCGGGTCAAAAACTCTCGGTGATACACGCAAAGGCTAAGGGGGTGTCGGTGTGATTTGTCAAGCGTTTTCTGTTGTGGGTTTTCACAAAATGTTTTTCGGTTTTCACTATTGACAGAAAGCGTCAAAAATGGTAAGCCCTGCTAGAAATGGCGGGGCTTTTCCGTTATCAATTCGTTATCAAAAATGTTTGCCTAAGACTTGACACGGCTCTAACAATTTGAGAGACTAAGGGGGTGAAGTTGGCAGAGTGCCAACGGATAGGGAAAAAATGACAACAACAGAACTACTAACAGAGCCAGAACTAACGCCGATTTTGTCAGCGTATTTTGAGACAAAACAGGCCTATGAAACCGCCGTTGATGCTTGTGGCTGGTCTATGACCTTAGAGAGTTATTACCGAAGCCCACGCACCGAAACTGATTTTGCCGAGCGCATCGCAACTAACGCCGCACGCCTAACTGAGAGAGCCGACCAAATCGCCCTAGCGGTAGAACTTGGTCAGCGTTTCGCCGATTTTGTCGCACTAGGCATTGAGCACGAAGCAACCACTTTTGAAATTGCCTTGTACCGCTACCAAGAGCAGCAGCGATACATCGCAGACGCACCCCGCAGGGCTTGGGCTATGGGCTATAACGCACGCTTGGCCGAGATTGACAAGCAGATAAAGGGCGCAAAAATCCGCAAAGGTCGCACTTGGTCTAAGTGGCGCAAGAATGAAGCGACCTATCAAGAAGTCCTTATGCTCGTCTCGGTTATTGACGCCGAGATTGCCGAGATTGAGAAGCGCCGAGAGATTGCCGCCGCCGAGAAGTTCGAGAGCGTGGTCGCATAATGAGCGCCGTGAAATATCTGGCACAGGTCTTGGCTATGGCTCTCGGGCTTCTGGTCGTGTTGTTTGCGATTGACTGGGTCTCTCGCTCAATCATCGCCGATATCTTGGCGTGGGTTGCCCTTCTGGTCAGCCCGATTGTCGCTCTTAGGTGGGCGCTCAAATAGGTTTGCGCTTTCCCCCTATCAGCGCAAAGCGATTAACCCCTTGCCGATTGGCAGGGGGTTTCTTGCTAGGGTCTCAAAATCGTTAGGACACGAACGACTTTCTGCCGCAAGAAAATCATTAGGACACGAACGATTACAAATTAGAACAAATGTTCGAAAGTGTTAGAAATGTTAGCGCTCACTTATCGAACAAATGTTCGACCCCAGATTGCGCTCTAACGGGCGTTCGCAGGGCTCTCCTTATGAGAGTGTCGTTTAGGGGGGTCAGGCCGTTAGAGAGCCTCACAGGGCGTTTTAGGGCTATGCCCAAATCTCAAAACGGGGCAAAACAGGGCTAATCCGTTATCGTTTCGTTATCAAAAAAGAAAGAAAAAGACTTGACAACGGGCTAACAAAATGAGAGACTAGACAGGTCTAGGCAGAGTGCCAAGACAGACAGGGAGCAACAAATGGCAACACCACAGACAAACGAACAGCGTCTCGATGCGGCTGAGAAAATACTCTTGGCAGTTATCAAAGATGTTCGCAACAACCTGAGCAAGTACAACCGAAGCGACTATTGGGCGCTCAATGAAGCATTTGTTAAGTTAAATGCGATAACGCTCACGGACAAGACCGAAACCCTGAGCCGCAACTTCACCGAACTAATGCCCGAACTTTTAGGCGAGAAGGCAGGCATCGTGTCTATCCCAGATAGTTTCTGGAAGCCTTATGACGACTACAAGGAAGAGCAGGCGAAGCAAGCCTAGACCGCAGACCAAAGACAAGCCCCCGAGATAATCGGGGGTTTTCTTTTTGCCCTGAAATAATCGTTAGCCCCCTAATGATTTACAATCGGCGAGAGAACAAAGACACGCCCCCGAGATGCTGGCACGGATAGACACGGCAACGGATAGGCAGACACCTAGCAGCCAGACACACACGCCAAGACCAACAAACAAGCCCAAGCCCCAGACGGCTCTCTAACGGGTCGAAAACTTAACCCGCTATGGCACAGCAACCCCAAAACTAACCCCGTCAAAACGGCGCACAGGGCTGGCAGGGGGTCGTACGGGTAGCGGGGGGTGGGGCAATTTCTCACGGCTGGCTGTCAAGGACAC